GTTGTTTGGGAAACTTAGGCTACAAAGTAGCTTACAAACCCTTTACATTCTACTTATCTTCTTCGTACCATGGCATAGTGCCCGCTGGATTTAAAGAAAATAGATAAGTGATGCATGTTGGGGAGCGATGGTATTATCCATGGCTCCTTGTTATTGTCCCGCAAGGCCTCTTTCGAGAGTATCTTGCTGAGATTAATAATTGGGAGTTGATAGTACTAACTTTACTTAAGTTCAGATTATGGGATACTTCCCATGGTTCGTTCTTAAGGGGTGTCAGCGACTTTCTTACCTCCCGTCCCCCTCTTGAGGGGTACAACGGAAGCGGATGAAAGTTTTCTCCAAAAGGTTCCGGATTATCCGGGTAGACCTATTCAACTTAAAATATCTTTATGAAAAATATAAAATTTATATCTTTGATAAATCTATTTAAAGATGGGATTAAACATGAACCTGCGGTATCGCTGCGTAACTTTATAGAGTTACCAGTCCTCGTGAAGAAAATAGGATGAAGAATTGTTCTTACCCTATTTACTTCTCGTGGAAAAGTTAATCTACGCCTTAGACAAATGCACAATTTTTATAATTATATTCTTATTAAAAACAAGAATCATGGTTCAAAATATTGTGTAGCTTATCTTAAAACGAGTCAGTTAGCTATACAGAAGGCTATTGCAAAGGATAAGATATCTTCTCTTCGTGAGTTAGATAAAACTTATGCCTTTCCGCGATTGTCTAGTTGTGGCTTACCTAGATATATACCTCTTTCTGATAGAAGAGCTATAATGAGTGGTTCAACATCTGTTATAAGATGATGACTAACATTATACTCTATCTTTAGAATAGTGACTATACCTGGTGAGCTTAAACTTGCTACAATTACGGATCCTTATTCTGGTTGTACTGAGTCTCTTCAAAGAGTCTCTTTGGAACTGAAAGCTTTTGCTTTGAGATCTAAGGGAATGTTTGATTTGACGATTGTACAAAAAGAAGTCGGGTTGCAATTCATCCAGACTGCTTCTCCTTCACATTATTCATCATGAACAGGAATGTTCACTGATCCTTTTAAACTTGCTAAAGCAGGTTTAGGACAGTACTTTCTTGATTACATGTTTGAAATGAAGTATTCCAATCTCTTAGCTACTTTTGTTCGTATATTTAAATATTCATTGATAGTTGAAAAGCTATTTGATAAATATTGATATAAGAAAAAGGTTAGCGGAGTTGGACAACTTTCAGCGAAGGAGGAAGCTGCAGGGAAAGTTAGAGTATTTGCAATGGTGGATGTTTGGACACAATCCTTATTGAAACCATTACATAATATGCTCTTTGCTTTCCTTAGATCATTACCTAATGACGGAACTTTTGATCAACGATCTTCTTGCATTCGTGCAAGTGAGAAGGCGATTAAGAGTGGCTGTTCATTTGGGTATGATCTCTCGGCGGCTACAGACAGATTACCTATAGTCCTTCAAGTTGCTATTCTCTCTCCTTTAATTGGGGAGAAATGTGCAACGATTTGAAAGAATATATTGGTAGACAGAGATTATGTTCTCCGTTACAATAAAGAAACTCATAAAGTTAGATATTCCGTGGGGCAACCCATGGGAGCTCTTTCTTCATGAGCTATGTTAGCTGTAACGCATCACTTTATAGTTCAGTTGGCAGCTTATCGAACTTTTAAAATTAAAGATGATATTTCATTTTTAATGGTTAAAGGTATACGATGGTTCGTCAATTATGAATTATTAGGTGATGATATAGTAATTTTCGATAAATTGGTTGCCCAAGAATATTTGTCAATTATGGCAAGTATTGGGGTTCCAATTAATGAGTCAAAATCAGTTATTGCTAATAATGCAACAGTTGAATTTGCTAAAGTTACTATGTATAAAGGAACGGATGTCTCTGCTTTATCTTGGAAGATGTTCATCTCACAGAATAATATAATGGGTCGAATTAATATTCTTTATTCATTAATAAATAGAGGATATTATCCTAAACATAATATTGTTCAGTGAATTGATGACGTAACCAGAGCGCAAATGAGATCTAAATCAAATTTAACATTGATTTTAATCCCGATGCTTTCTATGTTCGTATCTTCTTCTAAGATTTCTGCTGATGCGGTACTTGGAGCCATTACTGATTGGCAAGATAGTGTTTCAACAACGTCTCTTCTAAAGGGTAATAATCAAGCTTATTTAATAAATTTGGTTATTGCTTTAATAAGAGGAACACCGTTGAGACTTTCTCACCGTCAATTTTCAAATAGGTGATATCTAGAATGATTAGTAAAAAGTATCAAGGTGAAATTTGATCCTTTTATTGATCATAAGGATATGGCTATTGAAATTGTTGATGGTCTTTTCCCTGAACCCCGCGATACGTATGATACTATGATTAAGTATAATGCGATGCGGATTGCCTTTATCACAATCTTAAAAGATTTGTTATTTCCTTTACTTAATAAAATAAGTACAGGAGTTCCAAATTTCTTTAGATCTGTTGAAGAAGGTCTTAAAGTATCAGAAGATTTAGATATGTATTCACAAATGCGTGAATTATATTCAAATGCTCTGAGAAAGGCAGGACAACAAGAGAAGACACTTCCTACTAAACCACGATTTTCTTTAAAGCTTGTTAAAGTTTTATTGAAAGTTCAGAAGTTTAAAGAGAAGTGAGAGGAAAAGAATAAGCATAATCAATCTAAGGTTGATCCTGAGTTCCATAAATCTATGACAGATTTAGAGAAAACATTATCTCTATTGAAAAGACTGGATCAAGGAATTCAGGTGATTCCATTAAACGATGGATCGACGATAGAAGTTCCTATTACTGACACAGGTGTCAGAAAGAAAGCTCCTTATCATCCTTTCATGGTTTATAATGGAAAGATTAAGTAGATTAACTACGGAATGAAAATCCCGCAGTATTTTCCCTTCTTTAGATAGGGGTTTGTAGTGTACCATGGCATATAATCCTTCTCGGATTCTATATGTGGAACTACAAGTCCTTATTAAGAGAAAACGGTTTGGC